CTACTGCCCTCGGCGGAAGCGGGGTGTGGGAATCCGCTCGAGATCCGACAAAAATGCGTCAATGTCGCTGGACCGCTGAGCTTCGGCTGCGATCCGGGAACTCCACACCCGAAAGTGGTCGTTTCGGCTGTCCGGACGCCGCGAGGCGATGTCAGAAAGAACCGCCGAGACGTCCCTGCCAGCTGCCTTGGCCTGTCTGGCCGCCTGAACGATGCTGTCCGCTGCCTTCTTTCTCGCGGACAGCGAGGCAACAGTCTCAGATTGATCCGGACCGATCACCGTGCCGTCTTCAAAGATGATCGTATCCAACGTTACAGAACTCGATGTGGAACGTTCAAGCTCTTCTACGTCGCGCTGTGCCCTATCAGCACTTGGTCCAACGAAGCCGGACTGCGCCAGTGTTTCTTGAAGGAAGAGCCCCGGTGCAATCAGCATTCGGGCCCCGCTCGGAAGCAGGGAAGGTCTGTAAAGGAACAGCGCATCGGTGGTTTGATTGTGAGTCCGTTGTTGTCCTGTCTGATCGATCCAATTCCACCGCACTGTCAGGCCGACGATACTTTGCCGCGACAGGTTGGTAAGCACCAAGGAGAACGGTCTCAACCTGTCGCTGTAAGCGTTCTGAAACACTTTTGTGAAGCTTGGGTGATTGGCCGCGTCATACGCTACGAGGGAGACTTCCGCCGTGTCCGGCGGTGTAATTATGAGCCGAGGTTGTGAATGTGCCGGAAGGCTGCTCACCAGCAAGGCGATTGGAAGCAGGTTCCGCCACTTCAGTGCAGTTTCCATTCGAACCTCCATCCATGTGAACATCACACTGAGACTGCTGACCTTCGTTACGCCCTGGCCAAGTCGAACAGGACTGCGGACTAACCGCCCGGCTCAACGCATAATCAGGCCCACTGTCTATGTGTCTAACTGAGCTTACGGATGAGCCAGGACGATGTCGATGCCCTCCATAGGGCATTGACTGTGACATCCGCGCCTTCCTGGCGCCTCCTCTCAAGATAATTCGACCACTTCAACACCCACGTCCGACCGGTTGAGGCTGACTGACTGGTTCCACTCGCCACTGAACCGGACGGTGTAGCGGCCCGCGATGGCCTGCCCGGTTGGATCGTGCGAGAACTTCGGGCTGGTCTCATACGGGTCGTAGAAGTAGAACGGCTCGGCCGGGACCTTACGGGCGTCAAAGAAATCTCGGAGAGCCGAAAGCTGGGCGGGCGTAAGCCGCTTGGTCAGCCGCCAGCGCTTGCGGCTGTTGTTGGCTGGGACAGAGCGCTGCGACTCGCCGTTGCGGTACTCGTTGTCGAGCACCGGGTACTCGCGCTCGTGGACGAAGGCGCGCGAGAGGCTTGCCGGCAGAACTGTGAGCGGCACCGCGTTCTGAACCGAGCCGGGCATCAGGCGGTCACCAGGTCGAGGAGCCGCTGGTCGGGGCGCACCCCGATCTTACTGGCAACGAAGCGCGCGTAGTTCGCCGGATGGTTTCCGTCCGCCGAGGGCGCGTACACCCGGAACATCTCCTCAATCGTTGGCGACATGCCCTGCGTGTACTTCCCATCGAGGTACTGCCCGACTAGCACGCGGAGGATGCGCCAGCCTTCCTCAAGCGCCCGCCGGCTCATCTCCTCGCGCGAGGCACCAGGAAACCGTTCGGAGGCCCACGCCACGAAGTCCACATAACCGCGATGGGTTGGAAAAGGTCGGCCGCGCGCGTCTCGCCACTGCCGGATGTTGCCCGGATTTGCGTTTCTCTGGGCAAGGGTCGGCTTCGCGGCCGTGGCGTAAAAGCCCTCCATCTCGGCGATGGCCCTCGAGATCTTGTCGATCAATTCCGCTCGCGTCATGACAGGATCAACCCTGGACTGAGTTGCAGCCCAGTCATCTCGCGGCGGCCAGCGCTGGCCTTGGTCGCCGTCATCGCCGCCGATTGCACCGCGCGTGGGTTCTCAACCACCACGCGGACCGTTTCCTTCTCGAAGAACTCCTTGGCTCCAGGCACGGTGATGTTGATCACCGTGGGCCCAGCGGCGGACGAAGGCGCGCCGTTCCCGATTCGGTCGAGCGTCAGACCGCCGGAACTCGACCTGAACAGCCCGCCGCCTTGCTGAAGGAGCGACACCGGACGCACGGTGGCTGGGAGCCCGGAAGTACTCTGGCCCGTCGACAGCGCGTACAGTTCGATAAGGTCGCGGATCTGCTGGCTGCGGATGGCCGCCTCCAGGTTGCCGCCGAAGCCTTGCTTGGCGATGTCGACGATCTGCTTGAGCACGCCCTTGTCCCGGATGTCGACACCGTAGGTGGCCTTGATCTTCTCACGCGCTTTCTCCTGTGCGCCTTTGACGAACAGCCGCACGAACCCGGCGACCGCGCCAATCCCGGCGCCGATCGCCGCGCCGAGAGGACCGCCATACTTGAAGCCAATCATCGCGCCGCCGGCGGTGGTCATCGCGAGGCCAGACAGGCCGCCGCGCTGGAGGCCCATAAGGGCGAGCGTCGCGCCGCCCAGCAGGGCGGCGTTGGACCGTCCAAGTGCGGAGAGCTTCTGGCCCATAGTCGCCGCTTCCCACGTCACGGCCTTGCCCGGCGCGTACTGAACACCACCGCCGAAGCCAAAGAAATCCTTCCATCCGCCGAGCAGGCCACTCCAGCCACCGCCGCTCTTCGAAGGAATGAACGGAGGCGTGCCCCAACCGCCAGCCGCGCCGCCCGGAATGGGACCACCGCCGCTGCCTCCTGCGAAGACGGGCGCTGCACCGATGCCGAGCAATCCGCCGAGCCTGCCGAGCGTGCCACCTCCAGAGGCGCCTCCACCAGCCAACGACACTCGCGTGCCGGTGAATAACTGCATCAGCATCGCGGCGACGCGCGAGGTGACCACGTCCTTGATGGCGGTAAGTAGGGCAGTCTTAAGTGAGTTTCCGATCGCCGACCAGATGGACTGCGATTTGGTGAGCAGCGCGTCGAAGACGCCCTCGGCCTGGCGCTCGAAGGAATCGAAGACCCGCTGGTTGTGGTCGCGCACCAACTGCGCCTGGCGGATCGCAGCATTCTCACGTGCGCCCTGGATCGCGGCGTCGGTGGCCTCCTGCTGGAACCGCCGGATATCATCTCGCTGCGCGGTGAGTTCTGCAATGCGCGCCTGGATCTCGTCGGCCCGGTAACCGAGCCGCTTCAGCGCCGCCTCTTCCTCGATCGCCATCCGCGAGGTTTCAAGGTCAAACAGCCGCATGCGGATCTCGTGGACCCGCGTGAGGTACTCAACCTCGATCGCCGCCTTGCGCTGCTCGATCGCTACCTTCTGCTCAAGCGTCTGCGCATTCGTGGCATCGAACGCCCGCAATTGGGCCTCACGCGTGATCCTGGCCCTCGTCTCCTCAATGCCGAGCATCTGCTCCAGGTGATCGAGGTTGCGCTTCGCAATCTCCTCGTTGTACGCCAGCCGCTGGCTGAACAGTTGCGACTCGATCTCCAGCCGCCGCCGGGCGGCCTCTTCTTCCCCAACCAGATACTCGGCGAGATTCTTGCGGTTGGTTTCCTGGACTTCCTTCTGCCAGTTCGCCAGGCGCTCGCGCAGTTCGCCGATGACGTTCTCCCAGGCCTTGCGTGTGAGTGCGATCTGCTGCTCATTGCCACGCTCGTCGACAAAGGTGGTCCACTTGCGGATCTGCTCCTGGACCTCGGCCACGTCCCGCGCGAATCCCACGAGGCCACGCCGTCGCGCTTCTTCGAGAGCCCGTGCACTCTCCCGCTCCACCTCCAACTGGCGCTTCCGGATCTCTGCCGCACGTTTCAGCGCTTCGAGGTCCGGCTCCGGCGACGTCTTGATGGTCAGCCTGGGCCCTTCATATTCGAATGGCTGCTCGCCAGGCAGCCACCGTTTCCCGCTGATGAGTTCGCGGATCTGGTCGTCGGTCATGCCCTGCTTGCGCAGGGTATCGACGCTGGTCCGCCCGCTCAGCAGATCGTCGCGCAGCGCCTGCCGCTGCATCTCGTCGAAGCGGGCCTGAAGTTGATCCTGGGTGTCTTTCCACTGCGAGTAGATGGCAAAGCCCGCGCCCACCACGCCCACCGCAAGCAGGGCGTAGGGATTGATGGTGGAGAGCTGGAGCGCCGCGATCGATTTCGCCAGCGCCATGATTTTGTCGGCCAATGCGTAGGTGGCAAGAATGCCCGAGACCCACAGCGCCACCTCGCCGAACTTCTTGAGCAGGTCGGTGTTCTCGCGGAGCCAGCCGACCAGGCTGCGCAGGTTGCCGATCAGCGCCTTGAAGTCATCCTGGAACCTGGCTCCGATGTCTTCGCGGAGGTTGTTGAACTCGCGCCGCAACGCACCCAGTTGTCCTTCGACCGTTTGGGAGGCTGCCGCGTGCGCGCCTTGGATCTTGGCGCCTTCGCGGATCACCGCGTTGTAGCGGAGCTGCTTCTCCTCGGTCTCGGTGAGCGCGCGGCCCAGTTGAAGCTGGGCGATCTGAGCTTCCTTCTGGAAGTCGACGAACAGCCCCAGCGTGCGAAGGCCGCGCGAGGCGCCCGACTCGATGGCCATCACAATGGATTCGAGGGCCTCGCCAGCGGTGATGTTCTGGACCGCCGCCGCGTCCTTGGCCAGCTTGGCCAGACCCTGCGCCTTCGACAGTTCCAGATCGGCCACGATCAGCCGCTGCACGGCGTGCGCGGCTTCGGTGTACTCGAAGCCGATCTCTTCGATGGCAGTGACCTGCCTGGCGGCCGCAGCCGCTCCTACGCCGTGGGCGTTGGCCAGCGCCTTGAGTGAAGCCTCGGTTTTGGCGTTCTGGGCGGCCATCATCACCGAACCGATGGTGAAATCCTTGGCCCAGGTAAGCGCGCTCTTGATGGCGTCCGCGAGCAGGTTGCCGGCTGTTGCGCCCTTCACCATGGCGGCGGTCATTCCGTCGATTCCCTGCGCCGCGACCCGGGCGGTCTTCACCGCCGAAGCCTCCATGCTGGACAGGCTCGCGTTGACGCTCTTGATGGACGCATTGGCCCTGTTGGTGTCGACTTCAACGACGAGTTCGAGCCTGCTATCGGCCATAGATATGGAGCGTTTGCCGAAGGCTTCAGCGTTTGCACGAAAGGTGTGAACGGTGGGCGATCAGGCCCGTCGAAGCGGTGTGATTCGTCGGGATCCGCGATCTCCTGGATGGCGAGCGAAGCCGAAGTGTGGGACAGAAGAGCCGTAAGCAGGCCCGTGGGCACGTTCTGTTCCCACACCTAGCCCGACACTTGGCACGTTACTTCGCTGAGGCCTTTGTCTTGCGTTTGTACCTGAGTCGCGTGTGTAGATTGCCGGACCTGCTCCAAAGTAAGGCTTCCGGGCGCCCGGCGGGAGGCCCGAGCGTGTGGACCGAAGCCAGCCTGCTTAGCGAATGCGGCTCAAGTGGAAGACCAGTCCAGTTGACAGCCGCGCGAAGTGGCGGGTGGGCGAGAACGTGACCACCAGTTCTGGATGCAGAACGCGCCAGGACAGCCGATCCGTCAGCCGCACATCAAGGCTACCGCCGACCGCAAGTGCCGGCGACGTATCATCACCCAACTTGACAGAGGTGATTGGAGGAACAGGAGGTCCGAACAAGGGCGGCGGCTGGACGATTGGCTCCCGCAATTGCAGCGTGCCGCCGGTGGTCCGCACGACTCCGCCGGCGGCGTGTATGGCGAATTCTATCTTGTCGCTCCGTTTCGCCACGTACGAAGGACCAAGCACAAAGGCATACCAACGGCTACCGCTGGCGGCACCGGCTACGCGCCCGACATTTCCCGTCGGACTTCCGTACTGGCCGCTGAAGCTGGCCCACAGACCGAGGCGTGGGGTTAGGCCCGCTCTGGCAGAGATTTCCCATCCCTGGAGGTTCGCGGCATCCACTCCGACCGTTGTGGCCGACCCCGTGCTATCGGTCCGCAGGTAAGAGTAACCCCCAAAGACATCCACGCCGGTTCCTCTCTGCGCAGTGGCAGGATACGGCAGACAAGTGATCAGTACTACCGCGGCAAGACCGCAGTACAAGCGTTGAAGTCGTCTGCCCTGGAATAACTTGCGTTGCATTAGGTGAAGTCCTCTCCCGAAGATTAAGGACACGAACCTGCTGGCACCGCCAGGAGCCCGTCTCAACCGCCCGTTACGGAGACACCTTGGTAAGCCACATGCCACGGTTGTAACCGTATCGGTCGCCGGTCACGTAGATTGTGCCATCCGGAGCGATCGCCAGCCTGCTGGCCTGGTAACCCACTGGGTCACCTTCCGGGAAATAGCTTCCAAAGCCGTAGCTGTACCATCCGTAGTAATCGATACGCGACAAAAAGCCGGCATAGCTTCCGGGGCGGGTGGATTGAAAGGCGTCGGCAGTCACAGGCCAGTTGTAAGAGAATGTCTGGCCGCTGATCCAGACACGCCCCCACGGGTCGATCCCTAAGCCATAAACCACCTCGTTGTCACTTCCGCCGAGGTACGTTCCGAAATCGTAGCCGTACCCTGAACCGTTGAACACGTACCGCGAGACGAAGGCGTCTGTCGGCCCGCCACGATACGGCAGCAGGGAATACTGAAGCGGGAAATTCGTTGACCCTGTGCGGCCCCCGATCCAGATGTGTTGACTCGAATCCACAGCTATGCCGAAAGCGTTCTCGATGCCGCTGCCGCCGAGGAAGGTCGAAAAAACGATGCCTCCGCTGCTGTTGAGCTTGGTTACGAAGGCGTCGGAATTACCGCCATGCGACCACTGCGTAGCATTGGCCAGCGGAAAGTTGCTAGAGAAGGTCATCCCGACAAAATACGCGTTCCCATACGGATCGACAGCGACGTTGTACCCTGTGTCGTCACCGCCCCCGCCGAGAAACCGCGAAAAGTTCAACTGGCCGGCACTGTTGTAGCGCGACACGAACGCGTCGTAAAGGCCTCCGCCAAAGCCGCCGTACCAACCGACAAGCGGAAATTGCTGCGAGCCCGTCCGTCCCGTAACCCAGATCTCGCCGCTGGCGTTGTTGATTCCAACGCCATAGGCGATCTCCTCAGAGCTGCCACCGAGGAACGTGGAAGAGATCAGATAGTCGGCGTTGATGGGAAAATGCAGGACGAATGCATCCCGATTACCCGCTCTCGTGGGTTGATGCGCATTGGCGATGGGGAAATCGTCGCAACTCGTCCATCCCACCACCCATACACCGCCGGAAGAATCTGCGACCATTCCGTAAGCCTCATCGCCGTACGGATCCCCTACCACCTGGCAACTGTAGCCGCCGAATGAGCCGCGCCGCAGGATCTGGCCGTCAGGAGTAAGTTTCGCCAGATAGCCGTTATGTTTGTTACTGCTGCCGCTCGTCCCGGACCATTGCCAGCCTGTGACCCACACGTTGCCGTCGGTACCGACGGCAACAGCTTTGCCGGCGCTGTCGTTGCCGACATAGCCCGGCGGCTTGGGATAGATAGTCCAGACAAGGACGGGGTCTATGACGAGCGGAGCCGTGGGGTCGTAATTTCCCAGTTCGATGGAAACGACGGTTGTACTCTGCGGGCCAAGGGACGTGCTGAGTACCTGGTACGTGGCGTTGATGTTTCTGCGCTGGCCGGCCACCGACTGGTAGGCTATGGGCCGTGTCATGGAGATCGACGCCGTTGCGGAGGAGAAAAGCAGGTCGCCTGCGGCGGTCTTCTGCACGCCCGCGGCACCTCGGAGTGCCATTCTGATGTTTCTGGGATCGCTACCCGGCTTGACGACGAAGTCGAACTCGTACTGGCCCTGGTTGCCGTGATAGATCAGATCGATTCCGGGGTAAACGTCTCTGTAACGAAGCCGGGCGTACAGCGGGATCACCGCGCGCCACTTGCTGCGGTCGTTGCCGATGTATTCGAACGCTGTACCTGAAAGCGGTTCCTCAGGGGCGATTGCCGGGTTAGCTCTGCCGCCAAGCATGGCGATGTGCAACGCCGGCGCGCCGAAGCCAGGCAGATAGAGAGCGAGGTCTCCGGCAGCGGACAAGAGGATAGTATGATCGACACCGGCCGCCTTATACGCGGCGTCGGGGGTGGGGCGGAACGAATCGCTTACCGGCTGGAACGCGATTGGCTGCTTGGCGCTGAGAAGTTCCGCCGTTGGTTGTGCTGACAGCGACTCGACCAGCAGGGCGATCGCGACAATGAGCATACTGCTTTGCGCTCTTGACATGATTTACCCTCCTTCTCCGGTCGAGGTTTGACGAAGCCCCAAGCCTAGCGAGTATCCAATACGTCCTTGAATGAATGTGACGCCGTTCAGCTTTGCTGAGCTGCGCTCCCGAGCGAGTATGTTACCCGGAGTTTCCATTTCGGCTCCGGCTCAACCCAATTTTAGCAATTGTATCCCCCGCCCGCGTCGGCCCCGGCGCGACTCCATATGACTTCGTTCGAGCCCGGCAGACTCTGCCGCCTGACACTCAAGAACCGCGCCACCGGAGACAACTTCTCGAGGGCGCCCCAGCCGTTCTGCCACGCTTCCAATCAGTTCTGCTTCCCTGGCGTCCCCGGTGTTCTCGCCTCCATTGCTGGACAGGCTCGCGTTGACGCTCTTGATGGACGCATTGGCCCTGTTGGTGTCAACTTCAACGACGAGTTCGAGCCTATTATCGGCCATGCGCGTTCATCTGTTCGCGGTCGAGCGCCTCGCGTTCCTCTTCCAAAATCCCGAGCGCTCGGAACTCATCCGCCCGGATCTCGTCAAGTGAGACTCGGATGCCCAACTTCAGCGCAGCCCGGAGATCGAGCGCACGCCGCAGCAACAGACCTGCTTCCGAAGACTGCGCCACATCGAGTGTGTCCAGCGGGCAGTGGCCGCAGCGGCCGCCATCGTCGGCGGCGTCCGGGCAAAGGCCGGGGTCGCAGAGTTCATCGCGCCGGAGTGCCCAGTGAATCAAGAACCGCAGGGAGGGTCGCTCGGGCCACTCCCCATTGGTCAGTTTGGGTCGCCAGACTCCTGAAAAGCGCCGTCGAGAGCGTCGATCGCGGCTTTGACGGCCACGGCCTGGTGAATGATCGGTACATGGTCGGCGTACCCTTCTGAAGATTCGAGCAGCTTCTTGAAGAGTGCGGCCGCCGGGGCCAGGTTGATGATCAGTTCCTGGCGGTTGTAGGGCAGATCGAGCACCCGCGCGAAGCCGCGCCGGTATTCGAAAACGTCTTTCGCCGAAGGCATCTTCAAGACATGCGCCACCGTGCAGCCAAGGACGCGCAGCGTCACTCGAAAGCCGTCGCCCACTTGGGCCACGTCATCGACGTCAGCCTGGCTCAACTGCTCGACAATGCGGCTCGCTTCGAAGGCATCGACCTCGGGCGCATTCTCCTCAGGAACTCGGATCTTGGCGAGTAGCGCAGCATCGGCTTCCGCCGAGTCGGGGATCGTCGTTTCGGACACGCCGCGGCCCAATTGCTTCACGATCACCTTACGTTTCTTCTGGCGGTCGATCCACTCCTCATCGGTCGGGAAGCGCACGCGAACAGGCTTCACGCCATCGGGCGTGCGCAGGTGGATGGTGATGGGTTGCTTTGCGTCAAACATGAGAGTTCTCTCTACTGAGCGATTCCGTCCACATTGCATTTGGCCACTGCCGAGACGATGCCGTTGGTCTCATCCCACATCGGCAGGCACTCGACGGAGACGGTGACGATGCCGTCCGTCTCTCCAACTTCGGCAGAGGCGAAGGAGACCTTGTGCCAGGTGATCTCAAGCGAGTTGTTGGCGTCGTAGGTGAGCGCCAGCACGGCCGTGCCGGTGGATTGGTTCTTGAGCTTCGTCAGTTCCGTTGAACCGTTTTCGAAGCGGGCGACGAAGCGCAGCGTGCCTTGACGGTTGCCAAACTCGAGCCGGCCGCGGATGGCGCCGCTTGCCCCGTCGCCGGGCGTCTGAAAGCCCGAGCCGGGATAGAAGCCGCCGTCCAGCCGGACATTGTTCTTCCACGACGCTTCCAGCGAGACGATATTCTTGTTCGAAACGTAGTTGACGCCGTTAATCGAGAGCGCCAGCGACGCCGACGGCAGGAGCTTTTCGACGGTCGCCGCCGGCATCGTGATGCCCGAGGGCTCGGTGGTCTTGCCCGAGCCGACAAACTCGACCGAGATCTTCGAATTCGCGCGGCCCGGCCCCGAGCCGATCGAGATGGTCCAGCCTTCAACCACGCAGCCCACGGCCATCCGGTCGACGACCACACCCGCGCCCGGACGGATCTGCTCGACGAAAGAGAAGTAGGGCAGTTCGGCCGCATCACCGCTTGCCGGGAACAGCGGCGTGCAGGTGTAGGTGAAGTTCGGTGTCGTGCCCGACTTCACCACCTTTCCCAGGCCGAACGCCATCGCCCAGGCGCCGATCTCCGCGCCGAGATATTTCTCCAGAGTCCCGTTGACGTCCCAAGAGGTCTGGAAGGACTGCGTCGGGAACTCGTGGCCCTTGCCGAACTCCTCGGCGTCGTTTTCGGTGTTGAGCTTCGGGTTAGCGAGCGCGGCATTGAGCTTCCGCAACTGCCACATCTGGACGCCGGTGTTGGCGGTCGAGATGTCGGCCTGCTTCTGCTTACCGAAGCAGATCTGGATTTCCTGCATCCGCGCGACGGACATCAAGCGTTACCTCCTCTTCTGTGACTTGCCGCCAGCCGGCCACCATGAGCGGCACGATCTTGGCCGGCGTGGCTTCCACTTCCTGTACTTCGCCCTCAGGCGAGCGCATCAGCACGGTTTCAGTCATCTCCCATCTCCATGAAGCTGAGCGGCGCCTCGAAATAGTCGAGTCCCTCGGCGTCGGTCTGCCGCTGGATCAACGGCAGGTCCATCGGGTGGCAGGATGCGTGCACTGTGGCGTTGAGCATCGGCACACCCTTGGAAGACGGAACACCCTTGGTGATCAGCCGGAACAGCCGGTAGTACGCGGTGGGCGGGTCGCCGTCGAAGGTCTCGCGCGCCCGCAGATACAGCATGACCTGGTGCCGCCAGACGTCCACGCCGCCGAAACTCGCGGGCTGCGTCCCCTGCCAGGCGGCCATTATTCCGGGAGCGGGCATCTCGTGGATCGCCGCCGCCAGGCTCGCCCGCTTTGGATACTGATCGTGGTAGGCGAAGATCTTTTGCTCGTCGCCGCCCATCTCCGCGACCAGTTCCGGGATGTCGCGTAACAACGCCACGAGGTTGTCGACCAGTGCGGCGGTATCGATCATCGTAGGCTTCCTCCGACGGCTTGCTCCAATGCGAACCGTTGCTTCATCTCGGTGACACCCGACTTGCGAGTTCAGTCACGGCGGTCTTCCTCGGTGAGAACACAAGCTACGGGTCGATCTCCTGGGCGGCCCAAGTCTGAATGCGATCCAAACGAGGGGGCAAGCCAGCTTCCGTCCGTTACCCGGGAACGATCCGCAGCATGAGGTCGGTGAAGCGTGTTAAGTAGACGGGTTTGTCGTACTGACCCTGTGTCAGGCCGAAGCACTAAAATGAGGGGGATTATGAATTGGATCACAGTCGCGCTGCCCTACTTCCTGGCGTTTGTGCTTGGTGCCGCCAGTTCGCTTTGCATCGTGGTGCTTGTCGAATGGCTGAGGAAACCGCGGCTCTGCCTCGCAATCGCACCGCCCCGAGATCAGGCTTATCCTGCTGGCTATCCTGCCAGCAAGGTGCGCTTCCTTGAGGTCTCGCTCCGTAATAAGCCGCTGCCCTCCTGGCTCCGCTGGATGAGTAGAAGCTCTGCATCAAGCTGCAGGGCGACGATTGACTTCCTGAAAGAGGACGGCACAAATATCTTCACTAGATCCATGGCCGCGAGATGGAGTGCATCTCCGCAGCCCGTTCCACTGCAATTCCGTCTTGGCGATAATGTTGCTCAGATTCTCGACGTAAACCGATTGAACATGGCGTCAGTAATCGATGTCCCGCCAGGGGAATCGGAGTCGATGGGTGTCGTGGGCAGGTTCGACGAAAATACGGACTGTTTCGGGTGGAGCAACGAAAGCTACTTTTCGAACCCACCGTGGCGGAATCCAGACTGGAAGCTGTCGATCGGTCGGTATCTTATTCGTATTACCGTGCGAGCTTCTGGTGAGAAGTGCTCAGAGTTATTCTGGCTGATCAACGCTCCTCAAATCGCAGACGTCCGTTTGGAACCCCACGCATGATCTGATCATCGTGTTGCCTTATTTCAGCTTCGTTGCCCTGACTTTCTCTCCGTTGTCCACGTTTATCAATGTCTGCCCGCAAATGAGAATCTCTTCCGTTGGAAGCCACAGCATTGAGTTGATCGAGTCAACCCCATCGACCTCCCAGATGGAGCCGTCTTCAAGCTTAACGAGTTTTCCGCTTCCGGTGACGGAGTCAATCCAGTGCCCGTCAGTGCAACCTTTCGTCGGTTGACTCGCCGATTCGCCTTTTGCCATGCGGGACAATTTCCCGGCGATCGACAGAGCATCTGGTGGTGACGGCCGCTTATTCAAGACTTCGATGGCCAGTGACAACATCGCGAGCCGAAGGCCTGCATCCGTGTTAGGGTGGCCCTTGGATCCCAGGTAACGAACAAACGCTTCTTTGGTTCGGTCATCTGACGTGCCATTAGTGGGCACGTCATAACCCGCTATTTGCAGCGCCCTTCGGAGAACGGCAATAGCGTCACCGGGCCCGTCGGAGTTCACTTGAGGAAAGTTGGAACGCGGAGGGGGCCCAGGCGCTGCTGTCCCCAATCTCTCGGAGTCCCAGATTCGGCATTCCTGGCCAGCATCCGGGATGAGCAGGCGCGAGCCCACCCCCAGGAAGAGGCCAGGAGAGCTTATGTAAACGGTCTTTCCTTCGAACCTCCACAGCGACAGGCAACCGGTGCCCTTCTCTATCAAGTAGGTGTCGCCGTTGGACCGAACGATTATGGCTTTGTCATCCATCACCTTCTTGACGAAGACGGCTTCAACGCCTGCGGCAGCTAGCCAAGTTGTGAAGACCAGAACCAGCGCTACGCCCGCCACTTTCATGATGCCGTTATCCAGGTCAAGAATACACCCAAGACCGGCAGGTCAGCAAACTGTAAAGCTCCAAGCGAGGTTAGGGTGATCGCTGCATTTGAAGTGCGCGCGCTCAGCATTTCGGAACATTCTCGTGCCGGATTCCCAGCTAGAGCTCCGGGAGTGTCCGGCAGCAGCGCGACGAGCTTATCGACAAGTGCGGCGGGGTCGATCATCGCTGCTTTCCTCCCAGGCGCGTTCCATCAGCAAGCGCGTCTTCATCGCTTCCAGCATCTGCCGCGCCGCTTCAACTACGGCCGCTTTGTTCTTCGGCGAAAATACCATCCAGGCCTCGCGCTTCTGGTTGGCCCAGGCCTTGATCCGGTCCTTGCGGGTCGAGACGTTCGCCTTGGCCCGGTTCTCGCTGACCGTGCGGACCTGGAAGTTGCGCAGCAGGTCGCCCGAGAAGGTCAGATTCCGGCGGTTGCCCTTGCCCTTTCGAGTCTTGAAGATCGCGTAGCGCTTGGTGAGCGGCTTGGCCGCGGCATCCTCCGGGCCCTGCGCGGCGGCCAGGCGCGCTTTTACCGCTGCGACGCCCGCCGCGCCCAGTTCATACATCTGCCGCTGGCGGAAGTTGAGCAGGTCGAGCCGCAGTTGCTTCTTCTGGTAGACACGGACGCTGGGCATCGATCGCCTCCGAGAACTTGTGCGCAATTGCCCACAAGTCGCCAACCTCCGCCGGATCTGGCGGAAGTCCGACTTCCGGAAGATTTTCGGGAAGTCAGCCAGCCTTGCGGAGCCGGAGTACTGCGGCGCCCTCGGCGTCGGCCTCGATGTCGAAAACCTTGTAGCGGACGCCTTCGATTTCGGCCTCGTCGCCGCGCACGGGCGCCGCGGGCAATCCGGCGAGCTGCACGAATAGCACCGCATAGACGCCCGGCGAGGCGTCTTCGGCTTCCCGCGCCGGCTGAAACACCGCGCGGACGGCGGCCTGCCCGCCAGCCTCGGGAAGGTAGAGAATCTCCCGCCCGAAGACCCGCAGGCAGGCATCGTCCATCCGACTCACTTGGACCGCAAACGTCATCAGGAGATGAATGCCCCGTTCAGCCGGACCCGGCCGGTGGCGTCGCCGTCGGCCGCCGCCCTCACAGCGACGCCGATCAGTTTGTTGCTGGTCGCGGTCTTGGTGATTACCTTCGTCGTGTTGTTCCAGTAGATCAAGGCACCCTGCGACCAGCCGGTGCTCGCGCCGGCCTCTCGGGTCAGATCGAAGACGCCCGCCACCTGGAACTCGCCTTCCTCGCCGCTCGCCACATCGGTTGCGGCCACGCCGAAGATGGAGCCCACCAGTGCGCCGCCGCCCGAACTCACCGCATACGGCGCGGTGAGCGTCAGCGTTTCACCGTTCTGCACGTAGTTCCTCATGTTCAATCCTCCTAAGCACCCACATTCTTTTGGAGCCCGCGCCAGTCAATCGCCTTGGCCCCGAAGTCGAGCCGCGCTTTGATCTCCACCCCATCGACGTCGAAGCCTTGGCGCGTCTCGATGTACACGCCGTCCTGGCCCTCGAGGTAGGCGTATTCGATCGTGTCGATCTGATCCGGCGAGGCGAACAGATACCAGGCCGTCGTGCTCGCCGCATCCAACCGTGGCTCGGCAATCGGCGTCAGAGCCCGGATGTAATCCGGCACGAGATCGGCCGATTTCGCCGGGGCCAGGTTCGGCGCGATCATCTGGAAGGCCGCCAATTGCAGCGCCACCGGCACCACCAGATAGCGCGGCTGCACGTTCAACACGGTGATGCCGTCGAGGCCCTTCTGCTTCGCCATCGCCGCCATACCCGCGCCCAGACCCGTTAAGGCCAGCGCGCTGCCCGTGCCCGTATTCAGATTCGAATGGTTCGCATGGAACAGCGCGACGCCGTCGCCCATCGCCGGGTTCGAGGTGATGATGCCCCACACCGTATCGCTTTCGAGCGTCGCCGCCGCCACGCCGAACCCGGCAGGGATGCGCGTGAAGGCGCTCAGATCATCGTTGATGATCGTCTGCCGGGTGATCGAGACGATGCGGCCATAGGTAGCGAGCTTGTAGGTTTCCTTCGATTCAGCGATCGAGCCGTGGGTAAACTCGCCCTTCTCGTTGACCTTCATCAAGCTCGGTGCTTCGCCCAACTGCACGGCGTTGATGTTCTTGAAGTCGACCGCCGAGCGCCGCCGCGAGAAGGGAAGGAACGTGCGCGGGTAGGCTTCATAGGCCTGTCGCAAGGTCTTGTTTGCGACATCGGCGAGGATCGAGGGGAAGTCGGAGGTCGACAAAGCGAGCTTGGCGATCTCGTGGCGCGGCAGCCGCTTCGTGCGAGTGCCGGAGGTTTCGAGGCACTCCTTCGCCAGATCGAGCAGCGTCTGCCCGGCCCAGTCGCGGCCGAGGTCGTCCTTCAGGGGGAAGACCGCCGGATCGTAGCGGTGCAGCAGCGCCGCCATGATCCCGGCGCGGCGGGTGTCGGTCTGATCGCGCGTGACCACGGCGGCCGCGCTGCGGATGGGATTTCGCTCATCCTCTTCAGCCCGCTTGTCGAGCGCAAGCTTGCGGAACTCTTCAATCGAAGTGCCCGCCTCAACATGCTGAGCGACGAGCCGCGCATCGACGTTCAGCGTGCGCCCGACCTTCTCGATCTCCCGGATGCGCGTGCGTTCGGCTAGCGCCGCGGCCTGGCGCTCGGCATCGAGGTTGATCTTCAGTTCGTCACGGGCTTCTTCCCCCGTGGCGGTAACGATGGCTTCATCCATCTTCTGCTCCTGTGGGCCAGTTGCCCGTTCAAACTTGAATCCCGCGCCCGGATCGGCGCCGACGGGCACGAGCGAGACTTCCTCGGGTTCCCAATCAGTCACCAGCACCTGCCGCATTGCCGCTCCCTGCGGCGTCACATCTTCGACTGCGTGAATCGCCACGCCCATCGAGGCGTTGCGCAGGATGCCATCCTGAACGTCCTGCCAGACCGGATCGACGTCGGCGCGCTTTGAGAACCGCACCGTCGCTTTGCCTTGGCCGTTCTCGACCCACGCCCGCGCAATCACGCCGATGACATCGTCGACAGTGAAGTCGCGATGGGAGTTCAATAGTGGCGCAGCGCCGCTCGCCAGACGTCCCATGCGCACCGCGCCCGGCTCCATCGAGAAGCGCATTTCGAATGGGCCGCGCGCGTCGTAGCGGCGGACGGATGCGCCCGTGTACCAGGTCAGCGTTGCGGTGCGTTCGTCGCGGTCGGCTGAGGCGAGCGCCTCAAACTGGGCTTCCAGCCGTTCTCTCGTTGGGGTCATGTAGAGGTTCCTCGCCATCAAGAAGTCGTGTAATCTCGCGCAACTCACGCTTCAGTTCAGCGACCGGTAGTTTTTGTTGCGTGCCGCTCTGCGTGACGCGGCGCGGATCGCAGTCGAGCACGATGCCGCGCTCATCGAGCATCCGGTTGATCTCGGCGATCTGTTCAAGTTGCGCGTCGGGGTCGTAGCCCTGCTCGGCGATGGCCTGGCGCAGCGTGAGTGTTCCTGTGCGGAGGCGGTTCAGCGTGGCGACCGAGTCCTTGTACGGATCGACGCTGCCGAAACCGGGTGGCGTCCATTCGGCCCGGAATGGCCCGGGTTCGAGGATCGCACCGGCCGCGTACGCCACAGCGAGAAACCGCTCCCAGACTGGCGTGCACAGCATTGGAATGAAGGTCAGCCAGCGAAAACCCTCGATGCCGTTGCGGAAGCTCAGCAGACCTGCGCGGTAGCTCGAGTAGTTCACGCGCGAAAGATCCCCGGTCAGCTGCTCGTAGGTCAGCTGCAAACCCGTAGCAATCTGAGCCTGCTTGGCGGCAACGTAGTCGCGGTAACCCGCCGAGGCAGACGGAGAAGCGAAGGTGATCTCCTCGCCCGGCTTCAGGTACTCAATCATGCCCGGCTCGAAGCTTTCGACGCGCTTACCGGTGACCGCATCGGGGACACTGGGCGCAATCGGCGGCCCATCCGGGCCCTGCGGCTGCGTCACAAACGCCGCGAAGCAGGCCTCGATCTTCTTGCGGACCAGTTCGGCTTCCTCGTACTCATCGAGATCGCGCAGCGTGACCACGACGGGCGCAAGCCACGGCACGCCGCGCACCTGGCCCGGACGGTCCTTCCGGTAGATGTGCAAGACCTCGCTTGCTGGGACGCGCAAGGATTGCAGCGACGCCCCACCACGGACGCCCGTCTGAACCACATCTCCGGGATGTTGGCCGTAGAGCCAGTAGAAGACGCGGCGGCCCACCAGGTCGAACTCGACGCCTTGGATGACGTAGCCCGTCTCGGTCTTTTGCGTCTTCGTGTGATCGAGGTAGTCGGGTTCAAGCACCTGGAGCTGCAACGGAACGGTAAGGCCATCGCTTTCGCGCCGCTGTCGGAAGCGCACCAGGCACTCGCCGCTCTCAAAGACCGTCCGCGCAACCAGCGCCTGGAGACCGTACAAATCAAGCTGGCCGTCGGCGTCACACTCTTCGATCCAGTCCGCCCAGGCCGCGTTGATCATCCGGTCCAGGTCCGGCTCGCCGCTCCGCGCCTGCGCCGTGATGCCCGTGCCGATGGCGTTGCCCACGACCTCGGCCACGGCGCGCGCCGCGTAGGCGTTGTTGCGGATCAGGTCGCGCGATCGTTCGCGCAGTTTCGACAGCGCCACCGAGATCTCGGCGTTGGCCGAGTTGCCGGTGGTGACCCAGCCGCCCGTGCGGCGATCGGTCCGCGCGCCTTCATAGGCCAGCCGGATCAGTTCCCCGGCGCGGCGTGCGCGCATCCGGCGCAGACCCGTCTCGGGCGACACCCAGGCGATTGCTTTGTCGAGCCAGTTCATCCTTTTGAGGTCTGAGCAAAAGAGAAACGGTCCGTCGTGGTTCCGGACTCGGCGGCGAGCGCTTCCTGGATCACGGCCCGCGCCTGGAGGAGTTCGTCCATCGAGCGGTAGGTCACCGTGCGGTCGCCAAAGCGGACGATCAGTTCGCCGCTCGCGATCGCCGCTTCGATCGCATCCATTTGCTGCTGTGTCCAGGGCATTCAGAACTTCCGCCGTTTGAAGTAGAACGTCGCTCGCGTGCCGAACTCGCGCACGACCGTCACCAGCTCCCACCCTTGCGCGCCGTACTCGGCCAACAGGTCCGGCGATTCCGCATCACCGGTGACCACCAGGTATTCCCACCCGCCCGACGTCCCCTGCGCGCTCGGCTGACTTCTGACTTTCATCGCGTGAGCCACTTCCTTCCTCGCTCGCCCAGCCAGCGTTCGCGATCCCGGTCATCCTCCGGCACGGGACGCGGGCGGTTCGCGGCCAGGATCCGGTCGGCTTCGTTGTCGAGCGACAGGCCCATCGACACGAGGGCGCGCAACGCCGCGTAGGCGTAAACCCGGGCATCAAGCGCCTCTTGCCGCACACCCGGTTTCGGCCGCCACTCGCGCTTCGGCTGGCCCTTCGCATACGTGGTCACCAGGACCTCGCCCAGGAGTTGCTCGAAATAGCCTTCCTCGCGGTCGGCCGGAAAGTGTGAGTAGCCCGGCGTGCCCGGCGTCGGATTCTTGAGCCGCCCGTAGATCGTCTCCTTCGCCGTGTCCGTGCCGACGATCCACGGCTTCTCGCCGCGGATGTTCTTCGCTGTAGGTTTGCGCTGCCAGACGGGCAGCGGCCCGCCCTTGCCCTTCACGGCGAAGATGCGCCGGTGATAGCGGGTCCGGCAGAACTCATACACGGCCTGCGATTCGTAGCCGGCGTCGATCGAACATGCCGAGACCGGAAGCGAGACCCCTGTCTCGTG